GGATGAAATAGTTAAAATTGAAGCACAAATGCGTAAAGAACAAAAAGAAGCAATTTACGCTAAAGAAGAAATGAAGCAAAAAATAATGGAATGGATAGTTGGTATTATTGCTACTATAGTAGGAGGTGCAATAGTTGTATTTGTAATATGGTTAATAGGAAAAGGTCAAGGTCGTTGGTAAATGTTAGCACATGTGTTTGTTCTCATACTTATGATAGATGGTAAAGTAGTGAGCGGAGACATGCACTTTTGGTCAATCGAAAGATGTAACTATTTTGCTGGACAAATGGTGAAAAGATATGGCCGAGGAAAAATACCTGACGAACAATCACCATTTGCCTATTGTAAACCTAAATTAGTAGATACAACTAAGATAAAACCAGAAGTCTATTGATCAGTATCATGTGCATGTAGAGCCATAATAGCATAGTGAATTACTTTTTGTAAATCACGTCGTGACTCTGATGCTGTACCTTTCTTTCCATATCGCTGAGCATATTTCAAGATATTTCCAATACAGAAACCTTGTGCGTGACCACTATCGAAAATAAATTCGGTAGCTTGGAATTTATTTTTAGCATAGTGTTGATTATATGTTGCATCGATATAATCTTGCATTTCGTTCAAAAGATTTTTTTCATTGAACTTATATTCGATCGTACAAGGTTCATCAATCGTAAAAGTAAGATTGCTCATTTTTATCCAATCAGGATCATAAGCATCATTACTCATTGTCTGAGTATCTATAGTAATAAATCCATCGTCTTCGATAAGATCCATTCCATTAGTTTCTTGTTCGATGATTTTTTTCTTAGCCATTATTTTCTCCTATAAAAGATATGAGAACCAATTCTTGTTACACGATCAAGAGTAGGTGCCCAATAAGGTTTCACATAAGAAGCGTGGTAATGAGTAGAACCTTCGGTGATTCCTTTAAACATTCCATGAACATAGAAATCACGAGCAAATTTACGTGAACGTTCCCATGCTTCTGAATTTTTAGGTACATCGGCTTTGCCATCACAGTACCAACTGAATTGACATTTATGTAGCGTTGTCTCTCCACCATCATATATCACATCACAAATTGTGTCAGGATATCTATGACTTTCAACTCTATTTTGAACTACATCTGAAACTGCCATAGCATCAGCCATGCTTACAGCTCGTGTTTCAAAATAGATATTTAAAGCAAGACACTCAAGTTCTTGAGCTTCAAATTTTTCTTGTTCTAGTTTTTGAGCATATGCTGGAAAAGCATAAATGCTACCAATAACCATACTGCCTGTTAGCAATCCAGATAAGATTGTCTTCCACATTATTTTTGCCTCATATAATATTGGTGTACCAACGTTTCGCCTGCACATATACGTTGATACAATTCACGTAGACCAATTTGGTGGTACTTTGCCACTTCTTTATATAATTGATCTACCATTCTTTTCTATCTTCTTCGTGATTGAAACCATATGTGTATTCCACAATTTGTTCGGAATCCATATCTACCATTTCAATGCGTGTGCCTTTACCAGTGCCTTGAGGCCACCAATGAGGATCAAAGCTACGACCATAATAACGATCGGCACTACCACGATCTTGAGGTGAACCATGAACTGGCAATTTATTTGATTCGATACGTACAATAGCCATTACTGAATTCCTTGTTCACGAGCTGCTGCAATAATGATAGGAGTTAAAATTTCTTCAACTCTATCTTCCCAATGTGCCCACTGCATACGACTTGCATAATTACAATCTTTTTGTGTAGGAGCCCAACCAAAGATTTGTACAAACAATCCACGCTTATTACAAAGACCATTATTAAAAAGATCGTAAACTGCATTTTGAGTTCTACGAAATTTTTCAAGGTTTTTATTTTTAGACCGTGAAAACTCAACGCTACCTTCTAAAGGAAGTAATTCATTTAATTGATCTGCAACTTTAGTGAAACCAGAGTTAAGACCCCATTCGTTTGAGAAAAGTTTTTCTTGATAACCTTTATACATTATGCTACCTCCTCAACTGTAGGAAGAACATCGAAGCCAAGCATTGCACACTCATAAGCTTCTCCACCTTCTACATAAAAGCGATCACCCATCATTGAAGAACGAAGACCGTATGTTTTGCCATCGATAACATTCAACTCACCTACAACTTCAACGTCGTCATTACCGTCGTTTTCCATTTTAAGTGACCAGCTGTCCATAATGTTTTGAGTCCAACGATATGCATACTCTAGAGCAGAGCTTTCGCAAGTTGTTTCGGCATTTACAACAGCAACTCTTGTGAAGCTGTTTGTTTCGAAATCTTTATGGTAAACTGTGACTTTCATCTGTATTCTCCTTCATTTGATATAACCATCCTACTATATTCTGAAGGCAATGTACATGCTTTTTTTAAAATTCTTTTTGTTTAAAATCAATGACTTGTGATTTTTTTTATTTTTTAATGAATTTTTTTATAATTGGAAACACTTTTTCAATCTCTTTGGCACATTCAAGAGCAACTTCACGGTGTTCTTTTTGTGTACCATTTCCAGATCTAAGCTCGATATAGTGCATCCATGAACGAATAGTACCATTCATATAGATCCGTGACATCATATTACCTTCAGGCAATACAGCACGAGCTTGTTCTTTAGCGATACCATTTTCAACTGCCCAATTATAAGCATCTTGAGATTGTTTAATAATACCAGCTTGTTTACGTCCCCACTCGGCAATCAAATCTAGATGTTTTTGATTTTCAACTAAAGACGGATCATTTTCTATTTCAATAGAGTTTTGACGATTCGTATGATCTTGAAGTCGAGCTTCACGTTTCACCATATCTAAGTCTTGTGTTGGATCAGCATATCGCTGACTAAACTCTTGAAAGCTAAAACTTCTATGTCTTAAGATTTGTCGCGCGATGTCTCTTGTGGTTTCAATTTCGAGGCATGCTGAGACCATTTCGAATGGCGACCAGTGAGATTCTTTGGCAAGGTATGACAAGAGTCTCTCAGCTGTCTTCTTGTTGGATTGGTTCGATGGATTGGAGACACGGGCGCAATACGCGATGAGATCTTGGGCATCATCAATTCCTATAAAAGCATCTTCTGCGGGTTGTGAATAACTAATTAGTCGTACGTTATGTTTCATTAAAATACTTTGACTCCGTATTTAGATTCGAAAACTTTTGCATCAAATATATCATTTACCATTGGTTGTCCTTTAATATTTAAACTCGTATTCAGTAACATAGGACACATTGTTTCTTCATACCATTCTTCAAGAATTTTCCTTAAAATAGATTTACATTCTAGTTTTACTAATTGAACTCTTGCTGATCCATCAACATGAGTTACTGATTTATAATCATGCTTTGCTTTCGCTACATATTGCATATACTCATTCATTGGTCCTTCAAAATATTCACTAGCATATTCTTCCAAGATAGCGGGTGCAAAGGGTCGAAATTTTTGTCTACGTTTAATTTGATTAACAGTATCCTTAATATCTCGTCTAGGATCAGCAATAAGGCTACGATTGCCAAGGGCACGAGGACCAAACTCTGCACGACCGTTTGCAATACCGCAATAAGAATGCTCGAGCAAATAATTAACCACTTCTTTAACATTTACTTCTCTTTGTATATCATAACCAAGATATGGATCGAAATCGTATCGTTTATCTTTATATGCTAATGCTGCACCAAGAGAAGCTCCTGCATCTCCAGGATTTGGCATAATCCAAACTTTTTTAAACATGTGATAAACTTTAGTATTTGCTACGCAATTTAAAGCCACACCACCAGCATAACAAAGATAATCAGAATAAGTTCTTGCTCTCATCATAATCTTCATTATCTCTTGTTCAATTATATATTGTGCACTCGCAGCGATATCTTCTTCTTCACCTTCGAAAATACCACCTTTATGATATTTTTTCCAAGGATTATATTTATGAATTGGTTTACCATAAGCTGCCATACCCATCAAAATATATTCGTCTTCCATTGGTTTTAATCCAGCTGCTTGTGTTGCTGCTGAATAAAATAAACCTAAAGATTTAGGATATTTTTTTGACCATACTTTTTTCTTCTGAAACCAAATTGAACATGTATCCCATTCACCAATAGCATCAATTACAACACAAACTGGTTCTTCATTCCACGGTCTTGTGTAATATGAACCTGCTGCATGTGACCAATGATGATCTATATAATGATCGTATTTTGGTCGCCTTTTCCATTTTTGACCAGCATAAAGTCTACGTAGATTTTTCTTAAAAGGTTTTTCATAAAAAACAGTTTCACCATAAAATTTTAATTCTGGTAAATTCTTATCATTTTTCTTTTTACTAAATCTTTCGGCATGATGAGCTTGGACTATTTTATTATCATTAACAATAGCCCATGCTGCATCATGAAATCCACCAGATAAACCATAAATCATAATTTAAAATCTTCAAACTTTTTGCCAGCTGGAGTTTTATCAAATATAGGCGTATCGTCAGTTAACGTTTGTTGGGAATCATCCACATCATAAAGGCGCATACGACTTCGATCAATACCAACAACAAATCTTTTATAATTAGTAGGATCGTTATACCTGTTCTTAAGCTGTTTGACCATAATCTGACCATCGCGTTCGAGCTCTTCGGTTGAGATGAGTGCAAACATGAGGTCTGCGGTTGCGGGTAATCCAAAAGACTCAGAGGTA